CTACCGCTCTTTTTGTATTACCTCTCTTTTTATTTTATCTACTATTTTCTGCCGCCCTGAAAAATAATGCTCTTCTGCGTTTCTTCTTGCATTTACTGCATCCTCTAATTTTTTAAATGTTCCGAGGTTGATTTGCTTCCGGTCAACCATAATATATGCCCTATATTTATCGTTCCATATCGATACTCCCGTTATACCAGTTCTCGAGTTTTTATTTTTCCGCCGGCCAAAACCGGCATACGCTACAGATAGCCCATGTTTCTGCACTTCGCGCGATATTTTTTGTCCCAGTTCGCGCCCCTCTTTTTGTTCTTTGATTTGATGATCGCTGCGACGGCAGCCGCAAGATAAAGACCTTCCACTTTTTAATATGTTGTGCTTTATGACCCTTTCCGTGCCGCAAATACAACGACAGCGGAATTTATCGCCGTCATTGCTTAGTATCGTCCAGTAACCGACGTTATCCCCAGGTTTCAAAATGTACTTTTTTCGATTGCGGTGTTTCCGGCACCCGCATGATTTTGACTTACCCCGTCTTAGTGTAGATCTGCTCACCCATTTTTCATTACCGCAAACGCAGCGGCATAAAAGATGGTATCGATGTTCCGGAGGCGGATTAATGTTAATTACTGTCCAGCAGTTAATCTTATCCCCGACTTTCATTTCTTTCATCTCCATATTTTTACCATTTTGCTAATATCAAAAGCGCATCGTCCACATCTAATTCCAATTCGTCGTATATATAATTGCCGATGCAAAGCTTTCGGTAATTATCTTTCGCAGATTCAATATCCTCGTCATTATACGCATATGCAATAAATAGATAGTTCTTTTTTTCTTCTTTAACTTTTACTGTAAATGTATCAATCCCAGTGTTTATTACGCCGAATAATCCCTCTTTAGAATCAAGTCCTTTTTTCACTGCAAGAATAATGCTGCCTTTTAAATTTATCAGCAGCCGCCCAATATCAAGTCGTTTACTATAATTTTCATTGATATCATAGTAATATTTCTTGCCGTTTAGAGTTAAATTCGGTATGTGATTTCGCATAAAAATATCATAAGCTTTTTTACCGCTCGCATAATATTCTTTCGTCGCTTCTTTATGCCATATTAAATATAATGCCGACTCTTCCATTTCATCATAAGCCAGCATTTCCACCGCTTTATATCCGTTTAATTCTTTGTCGTTCTTTCGCAACTCCACAATATCTTTATATATCTGTGATAAATCCCACCTCGGATATGTTTTTATAATATCCTTTCCTTTTAGAATTGCTGCTATAATGTGTTTCATTTTTTATCACCTGTCTACTTCCCATCCTAAATTGAATAAGTCGATGTCCGATATATCTTCTTTTGCTTTGACTACCCCAATTTTATTAAAGCTATATCCAATCAATTTATAAACTGTATACCCGTCTGCTATTCTTTTGAAGCGGTACGTCTCCCCGCGACTCGATAAGTCGCGTATTCCATCAAATACACTCAGGTCTTTTACGTTCTTTTGCTCTTCTTTTTTTATATACTCTTCCATAAACGCATTTAATGTTCTATTTGCGGTGCTTCCATTCTTCTTGCACAGATCTTTGAATCTATCTCGAATTTCAGCTGTTGTGCGTAGGTTTAGACTTACGCTTTCGTGCTTTTCCGCTTTTTTTATTATTTTTTCTGTTTTCATTTTTAAGCGTCTCCTGTTCTTATTCAATAAAATCTACTGATTATCAAACTCACAGCAAGTAAATACACCGTTTTGTAGTAAACTGTAATTCTCAATCGGGTCTTCCCGCATAATTACAAGTCTGTAATCCGGAAGCTCCTTTTTTGCATTTCCTGCTGCTATTATTATTTCGTTTGTCTTCATCCCCTTTATTCCCGCTGCTTTTACAACGTCGGAGATTTTAACAGTTTTTAACACTTCCCCTGCCGCGATTAGCGCAAAGCGGAGTTTCTGAATATCTGTCAACCCCTCCCACGTCCGTCTTTTCCCCTGGACTCTATACACCCCTTCTTCTAATTTTTTTACGTTTTTATATATTATTTCCGCATCAGTATACATTTTTTATCCTCCTTTATTAAAAACTTTGTTTATTATTTTTCATGAGGCAGTGTTCTTTTAGCCCCAATCTTCCTCTCCGCTGTTTCGTATCAATTCATTTCTGTAAGCGGCAGTTGCTTTAACCATTTGCCTAATTTCTCCCGGCATGTTTTCCGGAAGTCCAATGGCCGGAATTTTTCTACAAAGTTCATCTGGATCGAGCGGATAAACATTGAAGTATTCATACCCGCTATCACGATCGTCAACGTCCATCGGGTCCCACATACCTTTTATCAAATACTTCCTGTCCGCTACGGTTATTACATACTGTCCGGGTTTTCCAGTTATTTTCCCGTAGTTGTTCGATTCTATTGTAATTTCTTCTTTGAGCTCTTCTATTGTTGTCACATTTCGGAGCGCTCTGTCTTTTTCAAGCATCTTTATTTCATCGTGAATTTCTATTTCACGAGATACTTTTTTTAACAGATCCTTGATCAGTTTTTTACCGTTCTCTATGTACTCACAGCCGAATTTTTCGGCATTCTCTTTCACAGTCGTATACTGAACGTCGATAATTTTCAGCTCTACGTTGTTATACGTATTAATTTTCGGAAGATAAGATTCTTCCGGGATATCGTTAACGTCTTCGATATCCCCGTAATAATATCTATCTCTCCTCCCAGTGTTGGCGATTAACCGACGTCTCTTACCGTCGACCAAAACATCGGCCATTTTCCTTTCCCAGAAGCGTATCCGTCTCCCGTCATAGGGGATTTTTCTTGATTGTTTCCATGACGGTAACACCTCTATATTATCCGGAGTTTCAACTACCAAACAGTCGAAATTACTGCTGCCAGGAACGAAAAACGTAAAATATATATCATTCCCCCTCACCTCTTCGTGAGAATCATCATTATATTTTCGGTACTCAATATACGATCTGTACATAATTTGTTTCATTCTTCTTCCTCCTTGATTTTACTTGTGCGCCCATGCACACACAAAGTTAACCGGTATATGCCGGCAGCGGTATACCGCCCACTCTTCCGGCTCCCACGGATTAATTGGTCGTACAGAGTTTGCCGTCTCTACGGCTCCCTCTGGAGTTGCAGCGAGTACAAACATCTCGCTGTTTGCCCTTCCATCCGGAAGGACGGTGACGGCACCATATAAGTGCCATCTATTTTTCCGCATTGCGGAAATGATTTCATTCCTTTCATACTGTGCTTTTGCCATTTTCTTTCTCCTTTTCTGCTGGATTTCCAGCGACTCTCTTTCGTTGTTTATATTATAGCACGCTCATTTTGCGCGTGCAACCATTTTATTATAAATTATCTTTATACCATGCAATAAAAAAAGAGGGCGGTTTCCCGCCCAGTTAATTACTTAATTTGTCTACCAGCCAGCCTGTCGCTACCGCTCCTGCTATGTACGACCAGAGATTTCTTTGCCGTTTCGCAAGCTTCACGTCATGTGTCAGCTCCTCTATTTTCTTCGTCAATCTGTCTAAAGATGTCTGCAGCTTCAGCAAGTTCTCTTCTGCTGTCTTTAATGAGATCTCTGCACTCTGCAATTGTTCTTGAGTTCTCATCAATTCTTTTCTGCACTCTGTCAGCTGATTCTGCAGCTCTGTCAACTCTTGAGATGCTTCTGTCGAGTTGCTCTCCAGCAGATTTAATTTGCTCTCCAGCAGATCTAACCGCATCTGCTGATTGCTTGCTGTACTCTTGAGCTTCTCGTACTGTGTCCTTTGCATTGTTACCGTTTCCGCCGGTACCGGTGGTACCTGTGCATATGAGATAGACAAGCACGGCGCAGACAGCAAAGACAGCGCAAGCAATAGTGATAATCTTTTTCTTCTCATACATTTTACACCCCGTTCTCTAAATACCACTGCGCTTTCCCGCGGAGAATATCTCCGCCGGTACCGATTTCATCCTGATCGCACAGCTGCTCTAAATCCCAGCGACAGTCAGGATCTCCGCTGTACAGTCCGTAACCGTCGTCATCAGCGGCTTCCCCGTGCGTCATAAAATGTTCGCGATCAATCGGATTATCAAAAACCTCAGCTATAACCGCGAACATCTTCGCTAAAGTTTCGATTTGCGCAGCGGTCGGCGGATACTCGCCTAAGTCGTTCGGGCGGGCGTTATAGCAGCAGCATAAAGCAATAGCAATACTGCCAGTGTTCCTGTGCCAAGTCGCTTTCGGCACTTCGTCGAGCGGTCTTGTGTAGATGATTTCACCGTCTCCGTCAACGTTAAAATGATAATCTCTAAACGTTGTAAAATACCGTCCGGCCGACCAGTGCCCGTATGTCGTCGCGGGCCACGGGAATTGATAAAAATAATCCCGTTTATTTTTGAGTTCCTGCCTAAATTCGGCTATTGTCATAAATACCTCCTATCTAAAATAACCGCTATTTAGCGGTTATTTCTTGAGTTTCGCAAATATATTGTTATCAAGTAATGTGATTAGCTTGTCTATATGATGATTTCCTGCGTCCCGTAAATTCTCACAAATCGACAATATCTCGTTGTAGCAGATATAACCGAACATGAATTTGAGTACCGGCCACGACAACGGTATCTCTATCGCCGATAAAACCGTATCAATCTGCGAGGCAGTGAGAATAAGAATTGTGAAGAGAATGAATTTTGTCAGAAATCCCCATAGCATGATCTTCGATTTCAGCCGCTTTGCACTGAACGCAAGAACTATGCCATACAGCTTCTCACGTGTCGTTAAGTAGTTCGGATCCATGCCTTTATCCACTAAGTACTGATATCCGATGGCCAGCCAGCGTGTAGAGATGTCAATAATAATCAACCAGAAGTACGCATTGAGCACGACGCCGTAGGAGCTGTTGATGAACGACAGAATGTACATCAGAATAACGCTTACGACTGTTTTTGATTCCCACTTGTCTAAGAGATTCAAAGAAGTTCGGCAGAAGTATTCTGCAAAGTCTATAATATCTAAGACGAAAACACAGGTAACAAACCCGCCCCACCAGACCGGCGGTTTATTGTATTTTTGTATTTTTCTTTTGAGTTTTTGAAAAAATGTCATGATTAACTTATCCTTTTCCAAAAATGCACTTTGTACGCCGATGGTTGTACTGTGCTTGATTTTCCGTAAATATTGTTTGATTTTGACGCGTCAAGCACTGCTTTTAGAGCAGACTTATTTCCTTGAAAGATATCCCCCATTGAAGGAATCCTTTCTTGCTCATCAGATAGATAAGCCATTCCGCCTGCTCCTCCAAATCCTGTTCGATCACCATACCCTACTATGTATCCAGTTATATTTGGCAGCCCTGCTTCTATTGTTCCGCCCGCACCACTTGATGTACCCTGTAACACTCTATCCTGCGCAATTTCTTCCCATGTTGCCAATCCATCTGCTTCACCTGGCTTTAGCGCGTCATCTGTTGCTGTCGTTACTACTATGCCGACCGGATACAACACGTCTATCATTGCTTTTAACCGACTGTCCACCACTCTGAATTTTGCGCTACCATCTGTGATTTCCTGCATATTCTTTCTCCTTTCAATCGTTTGTTAAATATACTAAACATGCAACAGATTCATGTCCCGGCGATGTAGTATATTCATCCGTATAACTGAGATATAGTTTACCGTCTGTATTTATTGTCAATCGTACAGCTTTACCGTTGCTGTTGTTTATAAGGGCATAAAATTCAAGATTTATAAATGATTTTGGTAGCCCCGATGCAATTTCAATGAGACCTTCTTTTGCACTTTTCATTCGTACAAAAAGATGCACTATGTTTTTTATTTTTACACACGATAAATTTTCGATGTACTGTGAGTCTATAGTCGCATTAATTGTTTCCATCTTTCCGTAATTATTGAGTTTTTCATCGACATATTCTTTTGCGGTTACCGTCTTAACTGTCCACTTCACGCTTCCGTCATTAACTTCTACCCCCCCCGATATAGTTGACAAATTAGGTTCGGTATTGCCGGTAGTTCCTGCCTGCGTGCATTCAAGATACGCCCACGATGGCAGTTTTGCAGAATAAACGATATCGCCGACTTTATATGCTTTCTTGCGTTGCAGGCGATTGACAAATGACGCCGTGGATTCTAAGTCCGTCCGCTCCGCCTTTTTGTCTACTTTTGTTGATACCGCAGCTAAATCCGATTGATTTGCTTTTTTGCCAATTTGATTAGAGACCGTCGTTGCGAAATTCGGGTCATTACCGAGTGCTGTCGCTAATTCGTTAAGCGTATCAAGAGTTTCCGGTGCGGCTCCGACAAGTCCGGATACTGTGTTTTGCACAAATTCTGTATTCGCAATTGTTTTAGAACTGTCACCTGTCGGTGCCGTTGGCGCTGCACTTGTACCCGTTACCGCTAATGACTTTGCTTTAACAGTGTCAGCATTGACCAAATTAAGGTCACTTGTACCCGTTACCGCTAATGACTTTGCTTTGAAATCTTTATCAGCTGCCGCGCCTTGTTTGTATAGATATTCGATATCGTTCGCGAAATAATCGAATATGCCATCGTTCCCTTTCGTACAGAACGGCGTGTTTTTCCCAAACGCCCCGGGCTGTACGATATTATCATTCTCATCCCGAATTTCCGGATGTTGAAATGTCTGCGATTTCATTCAGATACCTCAACTTTTTTAATTTCCAGCGTGACGGTATCGCCGTAGTTCAATTCATCGGTTTCTTCTTGACTTGTTGTTGACATAGCATAGACTTCGCCAGTGTCCGGATTGTGAAAGCTGAATGTCGTTAAAACTCCGTCATTCTGCGGATAAGACACTTTACCGTTTACTTTGCATGTTCTTTTCATGATTTTTTCTCCTTTTAAATAACAACATTTCCGATTAACCAACCGAAATTATAGTAACAGTGAAATATTAAGTGCCACCCCCAATCCGGCGCGTCATCGTCCGGTATATAAACAGTTTGTGCTTCCAACATCCCGACAGAAATACTATTTTCATTGACTGTAAATCTCGGGTATCTATTATATACAACTCCTTTTGCTCCTACTTTATGATTTTCATATATTTTCGTAACGTGGTCAGTGCCGAGTGTAAATGCGATGGTTGTACCACTCATCTGCACCGTTTCACTCTTTTCACTCCCACACCCAAGCACATTAAGATATCTTTTAGCGGAACTATACACAACTTTCCCGTTAACATTACAGATTTCTAATCCCGTTCCATGCTCCGACGGACTATCGTCGCCAAACCCAAACAGATAAACATGTGACTTACTCGCGATATCATCTCTCTTCACAGGTTCTATACCATAGTTTTCTATGCCGCTGTGGCTGTCATAAAATTCTATCCCGCCGATGTTGGCGGAAAATCCAAAACGGGTTACATTATTTAATCCGTTTAGACTGATCCCGATTAATGTCACTTTCGGGTTTGACCGTGGGAAATAGTACGTTCCGTGCGACGGATAGCCGTCTTTAGCACGAAATCGACACTCGGACATCGGGAAGTGATCTAATAGTTCGATGTTCTTAAACGTATCGTCAATCACAATCGCCCCGTCCGGATTTAATATTTCAAAAAATTTCATATCAGTAGACCCCGAAATAAAAAGTTAGTGGATCTACAATATTTTTCCATGTGATTTTTCTACCGTTGTCAGTTATACGCAATAACGGCAAAACAGATTCCTCATCACTTGTTGACGGAGAGACGATAAAATACCAAAGTTTATTATTTGGCGCTCCGTAATCGGCTACATTGATTTCTCCTGTTCCTGTTACAGTTTTCTTTTCTATAATTTTTGCAAAACGTTTCGTTAAGTCCGTAATAACATCGCCGTTGCTGTTAAAAACCTGTAATCCGTGTGCCATCACCACACCCCCATTCGTACATATCGCTTATTGTCAGACCCGTATGCTTCAATCAGATTATCTTTGATTTCCATTCTCGCTCCGCTTGTTTTTGTCCTCAACAGCCCGATGTTCGCTGTGATTGCTGATAGACTTGTCACCGCCAATTTATCCGCCGTGATTGCTTTTGCGGCAAGCATTCTTGATACAATGACGTTGTTATCAAAAACAGTCTGCCCTGTCACGTGTAGATACTTGCCGGCAATCGTTGTTGTCGTCGGCGACAAATTGATCTGATTAATGACATCGCCTTTTTGCACCCTCAAATTAATAGCGTCGGTCATCTGTGCTATGGCGCTGTAATTCGATTTTGCAAGCATTAAATTTCCGAGGTTAGAGACTATTGTCGTTACGTCTTGCTTTGCGATTGCGCCGTCGTTGAGCTTTTGCTTAACTAACGCGTCTACTTTCGCAAGACTTACCGCTTCATCGTCAATCATGTCCTTACTGATTGAGATTTTGACGACTACACGGCTCTCTCCGGATTTCTCGCCCTCTCCGAACATGTCATAATAAGCGATGGATACGTCATAGATACCTGCACCACATGTGTGACTATACACATTATTTTCGGTCTTGATTGTTTTCTGCCCGTCGGTATCGCTGATGTAAATGTTCATTCCGGCACAATCTTTGGGGATTGCTTCAGCTGTCAGCCCGAAACCGCCGATTGTACTTGTGAGCGCAGGTGGATTCGGTTTCTTCGGTATTGGCTTGTTATATTGCAAAATGGCTGGAGTAGAATATTTGCCGATGGCAGATTTTGCGTACAGATACAGTTTCCCGCTCCGTTCGGTCAGCGGTAGGATAGCAGACAAGTTGTTCGTCCGTGCTAACAGTCCCGCCGTTTCAGCGCCGGCATTGTCATCCGTCCGGATTTCGTAAAATGCAACATCGGTATTTGTGACTTCTTTCCAGCTGGCAGTACAGACAGACCCGAAATCCACGATGAATCCGTCGGGCGTATTCGGTATTTCTGTTTTGAGCGCAACAAGGATCTTCAGCTGTGGTGAGGTGTCCGGACTTGTACTTTCGCCCCATTCGTCTTTTGTGCATACGGCGATTAAGTAGGTATCGCCGACGATCGCCTGCGGAATGACGACTTGGTCTTTTCCGCTGCCGCCGAACGTCCACTCTCCGTCAAATCCGAGTTCAGAGCCCTTCGTACCTTCTTTAATAACAAGGTCTTTTGCCTGCCCGTTGCTTGTCTTATACCAGACGTCACCTTGTAAATAAGACTGCAGTTCCGGTGGCGTCCAGCTGACAACGATATCATAACGAGATACGCCGTCCGCAAGCTGTCTGTATCGGTTATATGCGGTCAAATTCGTAACAGGCGGGATGTAGTACGGAGCTAATGTATACTCATATGCTCTAACTTCGGACAGGTCCTGCTGACCTGCACCGAAGATGTTATATGAGCAGAATTTGAGATAGATCTTCTTACCGATATCGTCTTTTGTGAACGGTACCTTGAATACCGAATTATCAAGCCGGACAAAGTCTGTATCTTTAGCATGCGTTCTGACAGTCGTATTACACTGGCCGCGGTATAACCCCGACAGCAGCCATGCGCCGTTTGTCCGCAGCGACGCATTAATATAACTCATACATTCGCCGTCGATCCAGCAGAGTGTATTTTTGCGTTCTGCGTCCTGCGGCGTACCGCTAAGCAGTTGATCGTTGCACGTTACAAGTACTTGATTACCCGACGGGTGGTTCGGCATCGGTGACAGCGGCTGTGTTAATTTACCGCACCGCGCAGAGCCTGCAATTTGCCCGGCAGTCCTGTAGTTCGTGTTATCATCGGAGACATATACAGTACATCCGCCCCAGCCGTCAGCTTTGCCTTTTGCGGCAATCCACAGCTCCAATCCGTCTGCTGTAAGATCCGCGGGTGGCTGGAAAATAACCGGCACAGTATCTGGAGCGGTTTTGTTGTAGTCGATGTACGGCCTGTCGTTTGCATGTACGTTGTACTTTGCCGCGGGGTAGTCCCCCGGCGCTCTTGATATCGCGGTTACGGTCAAGCATCCATCGGTGCCTTCGGTAATGCCATTAATGACCGCGACTTGTTCGTAGATTCCCGAATTTTCATCAGTCAGCCGTACTAAATCGCCGACTTCCAGACGGCATAAACTCCAGTCGAGTTTGAACGTATATTGCGTTCTCTCGTACTTATTGTTTCTTGCCAGTTGTTCAGCGATTTTTACCGCCCGTTCTTTTGTGTAGACATAATGGGCGTTCGTTACGCTGGCGGCTCTTACGCCGTAGTTTTTGATGTCTTCCGTAAATTCGTAGCTGACAGATTCTTTTTCGTAGCCGTTTGCCCGATTGATAAACTCTACCGGGAACTGATTATAGATTGCAGAGCTGTCTTTTCTCTTGTACGTTACAAGAGCTCCGCCGGACTGCGGCAGGAAATCATCCGCCGTCAGGTCTGTAATACCTGTTTTATCCGGTGCCCAGCTACCTACCGGTCTATCGGCCAGTGGTACAATTTTTAGCTTGTCATTTGACCAAAACACATAAGCATTGGTCAGTTTTGCAATTTCATTTACAACTTCCCGGGCGGCTTTTGCGTCTTCGTCCGGCGGAGAGGAAATAAGCAAGTCGGCCTCTTTACAGTATTTTCTGTAGTTATCCAGCCCGATAATCTGCATGTCTTTTTTGCCGATTTTATCAAGTACGTATCGGATGTAGTCTGCCGGATTGACATCAACGCCATCTCCGGTCTCTAATAGTCTGCCTTTCACCTCAAAGTTATATGACGGCATAGAGCCGGAATCACCAAGATCTATCACGCCCGCCATGTAGGCAAGTCCCGGATACGGCAAGGCTTTTTCCGGGTGCTTGCCCTGCGTGTATGCCCAGGGCTGTTGATTTTCTTTTCCATCGAATAGCGTCAGCTGAATGTCATCTGCCGGATAATCGTGTACATTTTTACCGACCCATACTTTACCGATTCCGGAAATAGGACCCTCGCAAAGTCCTAAAATGACCGCTACAGTATAGGTGTAGGTTATGCTGACTTGCTTAGATTTTCCGCCCTTCCCGGCTTTGTGCGTTTCGCGGTGTTCGTGAGCGGTGAAATCGTCATAGTAGATCACGTTTCCCGCAGTTCGCACTGTACCGATGATTTCCGGCACAACAGCGCCGTATTCTGCGGTGTTGACTGTAAACTCACTTATCTTATTTGCCCGCGTTGTCGTTGTTCTTCCGCGAAAAAAGCTCATCGTCTCACCTTCTTTCTGTTAAACCGATAAATTCCACGCAATCGGCTTCTGCCCTTCGCGTCATAGAACATCACATCAGAAAGGTCTGTCATGACCACGCCACGGTCGATGTAAGCATGAATAACCCGTCCTTTACCGACATAGATAGCGCCGTGGGAAATGCACCGTCCGAATTGATACAGCAGAAAATCTCCGGGCTGCATGGTCTCTACTTCGTCGCAATATTTCTGCACATAGCTCAAGAACCATTCTTCGCTGTGATGCAGGTGCCACTCATTGCTGTATGGTTCGATTTGTATACCGTCTTTTTTTAGTAGTCCGGCATCTTCGACGCAGCCGATTAGGAGCATACCGCAGTCTACTCCGCGGCCTTTTACTTTAGCGCCGTTAATGTGCGGCGTGCCCAGCCATTCTGCAGCTGCTTTAGCTATTTTTTCGCCGTCTGTCATAAGAGTACCTCTCTTCTCGGCACGAACGGCGCAATCAGCGTCGCGGCATCCGTTTCTTTGCTGTAGATAACGCCGTCTTCGTTCGTCGTGTAGCTCCCCTGCGGATAGTACCTGCGGACAGGAAATTCCATGTTGAGCCCCTGCGTTTCGGCTTTCACGGACAATTCAATCTTGATACCGCCTGCGGATTTAACTTCTACATTTCCGCCGAATAGGTCAATCGCACCCACAACGGACTGATCACGAAAGAAGCAGCGGCGAAGACATAACTTGGCTCTGTCCAGTGCCCCGTTATGAGCTGCCTGTAAAAACGGCAGTCCTTCCAGTTTGTCATTACTATCCGCCTGTACAGTAACGGTCATTGTATCAACTACCACACGATCATGAATCTTAACTTGCTGTCGCTTAATCAACAATGCGTTATGTAAGTATGTGTGCCCGTTAAACGCTATGTCTATATCGGTATCGGCGTAGTAGTACTTATTACCGTTAAACAAAACAAGCTCATACAAGTCGCACGACGTTATGTTCTTTTCCGTTTCTAAGTATGTTTTTAACGATTCATTCACTGTTTTCATCGTACAGTCACCATTTTAAATGTCTTTGACTTGTTAAAATCAACAAAAATATTCTCTGTTTCTATGCCGTCATCAGCAAGCATAACTTTCCAGTAGTATGTGTAATCTGCGGTGATTTTTGCGGTGCTTGCCGGGGCGGTTTTAAATTTCACCGTACCACCGGTAACTGTATACGCGTTACTTGCCTGTTTCACTCCGTCTACGTATACTGCTACTTTTTCGATGTATTCGACCGGCTCTACATAGTCGCCCATTTTCATGATGGCTTGATAAATTCCATTTGCAATCAGCGGCAGCTGTATTCCTTTTTCTTCATAGTCTTCCGGGTCGAGCCACAAAAAAGGAGTATGAGCGCCCTTTAAGAGCGCCGCAAACCCCATTAATTTTCTTGCTTCTGCATTAGTCAATTTAACCAGTTTTGCAGTAATAGTCCAATCTGGATACAGCTGATTTGCCAGCGTGCGGACTTTCCCGCTTCCCGATTTCTGTACTTGCGTATTCCACTTTTGCGTTTTAGTACTTGAGTATGCTAACTTCCGCAATTCCGGGAATTTTTTAATTATCATCCGAATACCCCGCTCTCTGACGCAAAACCTTGCGAATCGTCAAAAAGAAACTGCTTTATCTTATCGCCGTAGCTCTCACGCAGTAAATCGAAAAAGTTTGCCGGATCCAGAGCGCTGACATTGAAATTAACCTGATTATGCGTTGTTTGTACGTGTTCTTGCTTATCATCTATCCCCAGCAAGTCCGAGAAAATGCCTTTTCTAAGCGGGATAACAGCTTCATCATTTTTTCCCTCGCCCATCAGTGCAAACGTCGGAGCTGTAATGATGCCGCCTGATGCGAACGCGCTAAATCCCATTGCAGATGTCATTGCTGTCGGAACCGCAGCAGCGGCGCGTACGGCTGATCCGGGATGGGCTGTTTCGTAAGCAGTGGCAAGCGCTATGGCCGTAGGCAGTTCCGCCGCTATTTGTGCTTTTTTAGCAAGAGCATCTTTCGTTCCGAGTGCTTTCGATAACGCAGACGCCGCCAGCCGTTTCACTTGCCACTGGATAAACATCTGTATAATCTGTTTCGCAATATTCCCAAAAACCGCTGCTAAATTTTTGCCATTGACTATAGCATCTGCTATGCCACTCGCCAAGCTGTCTTTCAGCACATTTCCGGCATCTATCGCAAAATCCATATACGTCTGTTCCGCTTCCATTCTCCAGTCGTTATACGCCTGCATCATTTCCTGTCTTGTGTTGTTCTCGGCCATCTCCGTCTCCAACTGCGTCATTCTGGCTTCGTCTTCTGCAGAAAGCCGGCCTTGGAACATTTCAAAAAGAAGAGCATTATGTTCTTCTTCTATCTGTCTCATTTCTTGATTATATTTTTGCAATGCGTCTTTTTGCTGTGATAGAGCGTTGTTTTTTATCGACAGTGCCTCATCTTCTGTTTTTTTAAGCAATTCAAGCCGTTCTTCTTCCGTTTTACGGATGATGTCTGCTGCTTTCTCATTTCCGGCTTCTTCGGCTTGTATTCTCGCCGATTTAGCGTCTTCATATGCTTGCCGTACTTTATCTACCTGCTCATCAACTCTCCCAAAAAGAGTGAAGTCGTTGGTTCCTTTAATAGAGTTCCAGATGCTCTCGAATTGCTCTGCTTTTTTCGTAGCATCGTCAAATAGCGCAAGATAATTTCGCGCATCTTCAGCCGATGTATCTCTCTCCTTTTTTTCTGCTTTACCTTTTCCACCACTAGATCCGCCGCCGCCACCTCCTCCGCCGCCGCTAAAGTCAATCTGCGAGTTGGCAAGAGACTGTGCGACTTTATCCGCTTCTTCCTGTGCTTTTCTTTGCGCTTCTGCTATCTTTGCTTCTTGTTCAGCCTTTATAGCTTCTGCCTGGGCGTCGATAGCAGCTTGGTTTTCGGCAGCTAATTGTGCGTTTTCTTCATCCGATTTATACGGATTTTGACCTTTGATAAAGACTTCATCTGTTTCTTCACTATAGTCAAACTCTCCGCCGGCGCTCCAGTTATCATATTTCTTGTATGCGCCATAAGCCACGGCTCCTACTGCCGCCACCGTGCCCGCGATAGACGCGACATACACCATGGCGGCAGCAGCTCCGCCCGCTGCTATTTTCAGTGCCGTATATGCCCCTGCAATCCCGTTTATCGCACCGATGAGAGGCCCCGCCAAGGCCATCACTCCGCGTATACCAATAGAAACCGCAGACATCCCTGCCGCCACTTCAAGCGCGACTACCGCTGCGTGTTTCGCTTCCGGTGATAAATTCGTGAACCATTCTGTCGCGTCTCTTAGTCCGTTTGACATTGCCTGCAATTGCGGAAGCATCTCCGCCCCGATTGAAACGGCCAGCCCTTTTAATGCCATTTTTGATCTATTCACTTCAAACGTCGCGTCTTCAAACGCCTGTGTCGTCTCATGCGAGAGTACAAGCCCTGATTTTTCCGCCGTCTCATATACCGACTGAAACTGGTCTCTTGTCAGATTAAGTAGGTCGTTGAGCTTAGCCCCTGAGCGCCCAAATATCTCCATTTCCATTGCGGTTTTCTCTACGCCATTAGCCATAGATCTATGCTTTTCTGTGACGTTCTCTAAGATTTGCTCTGCGGAAAGCAAATGCCCGTTGGTGTCTAATATTTGAATTCCGAATTTTGTAAAAACATCATTGCTCACACTCCCGGAAGCCGACGCTTTTTCTATAGCTTCTGCCGCGGTGAATGCGGTTTTTGACATTTTAGCCATAGCCCCCGACATTTCATCCGTAGCCAGCCCCACGTATTCACCTACAGCCAGCAGACGGCTTGCGCTTTCTCCAGTCATGTTGGTCTTATCTTCCAGATCATTGACAGCCGCCGCCCATTCTTTGGCGGAGTTGACCGGAAGCGCTATGGCGCTTATAGACAGAAGTTCCGCTTTGATACTGTTGATCTTATTCACTGTTGACTGTATCAGTCCTTCGGATTCTTTCAGTCCTTTTCTTAGTCCCGATGTATCCGCTCCCAGTCTGGCAACCAGCGTGCCTACAGTTCCCATTATGCGCCTCCTTTCTTTGCAATTTTCTCTGCAAATTTCATATAGTGTTTCTTTTCGGACAGTAGTTCGTTTTTACTCTTTTCCTTTTTATGCATAAGCGGTCTCGCTATTTTTTCCGGTGATAAGTTGCTGCTTTTACGCAGATGCGGCGCAATGATCCAATACACAAAATATGCCGTACGCAAATTTAAATCGTCACAACGTAGACGATACCCGTCAAACATAGCTTCTATTTCGTGTACCTGCATCTTAACCAATTCACTCGGTTTTATTTTCAGCAGTCCATATGCTGGAACTTCTACCGCTTCCAGCCATTTCCGCGCCGATATGACCTGCGTTCTGTTTGAATTACTGTCCTTTTTTCGTTTTTTGGGCGGCCAAATATCCCAGATTCTACAATTGCTCTCGCTATCGGTATGGCATAACTCCCTATTCCGATTCCCTTTTCAAGCCCCTGTTCCATAAGTTCATCGATTTTTACTTCTTTTCCTGCGTTTTTAGCGCAATCCGCGTAGGCAATCGGTAAGATCGTGTAAATCATCTTTAACGTATACTGTCCGTTAATCAACTTGCCCCAGATGTCGACGATCGACTCTCCTCCCATCATCTCTTCTACTATGATCAAGTCTCCGACGCTGAGCGTCAAATAATCGTTATCGTCTCCAAATAACGGAAACGGTACTGTCTTTTTCATCATCTTCTCCTTTCAAAGAAAATGACCGCCGGAAATGACGGTCACTTGATTACGGCACTTTCGGTACTTTCGTCAGCGGTCCATTACCGTTGATTGTACAGCTTAGCGTAGCTGTATCGTCGTGCGGCGTTTCTATGCTGAAATCGGTAACAGATCCCCATCCAGTGAACGCAGATCCGTCCGGGTAAATGAATTTACAGTTGACCTCTTTCCCGGTCTCGAATGCCAGCGCCAATGCTTCTGCGCCCTCATCGTCAATAATGACAACGCTCTCCGCTTCCATTGACCATGATCTCAATCCAGCTTTTGTAACTTTCCATCCTCCAGTGGTTTTATCTGAAGCATCAATTTCATCGGCACTTCTTTTTAAAGATGTGCTTCTCTGCCCGCCAACATTTTTCCACACTGGTACTGCGACTGTTCCTGTGTTGACTGCCAGTAAAAATTCCTTACCCAAAGATGCCGATGCCTTATTCGGATTTTCCGGTAATTTTGTAATTGCCATTTTATTCCTCCATGTTCTGTACTTTAAAAATAAATGTGATGGTTCCGTGATACCCGTGATCTTCTTCCGCGTAGGATTCAAAGAAATCTACATCAGTTCCCATTACCCGAAATCCGTCTCCTACGTCATTAAACGGAGCGGCTTGTATCAATGTGATAATGTCATTTGCGATAGAGTTGACTTCTTTTCTTCCTGAATAGTCCGACCAGATATCAAGAGAGATAGATGCGTCACATATGTCGTTGATTTTTGTTCCCGTGTCTTTACACGTAAAAAGCCCCATCGTAATGTACGGGGCTTTAGCTTCTACAGTTACATCATCATAGACAGGAATGTCCTGATGCTCTGTGAGCCTTTTGTATAACGCCTTAGCTAATGCGTTAAGTGGTATCCTTTTCATTTCATTTTATCTACCTCCTGCTTAACAATGTTTTTGACCGATTCCAGATATTCGGGGCGTTCCTGCATATACGACGGTAGCATGAATGGTTTTTTCTTTGCCCCTGGATGCATGATTTTACCTGAAACCGGATGCCCATTAATTACCATTATTTTTCGTTTTGCACCTTTATCCAGGCTGTGCGGTTTTGTTCCGTATTCTACAAGATGAGAATGCGGCGCGGCGCTTATGACGCGCCCGCCCAATTTGCCTTTTGCGAATTTAGCACGTTTCACTTTGATCCTTGATTTGATATCCAGCTTGCGTCCCGATGAATTGACTCTCGGACCCCGACTTGATACTCTTGCCATCGCTCCACGTTTGATGTTTCGCAAACTCTTGTTAATGGTCTTTTCTAACTGAGCTTGAACGTGTCCATCGAACATCCAGTAATTTGCCACAACCGCTTTAGCCTCTTTGACGTCAATCTCTATGTCTCCCATGTTATTTTCTCTTCATGATTTCTCTTACTTGCATAACCGTCGCATAGTCATAGCCGTCATAAGCATGCAAGACTTCATACTCTTTTCCTTCACATGCTAATTTTGCCCCGGTTAATTCGTCTTTCAACCGCCGGATAACAACTTCATAAATGAGTTCCGAAGACGGCGCCGCTTGTATAATTTGCGATGATGCTCTCGGTACTTTGATGCTGCCCCATACTGTGTGTTTGACAATCCACTTTCTTGTTCGCCCGCCTTGTTCGTCCGGTATATCTACCGGTAGCATGATCCGGATACGCTTATTGAGCTTCCCGATATTCATACTTTATTCTCCGGTTTTCTTCGTGCGCCTGACGGTCCTTCTCGTTGTCTTCGGTTTTTCCTTTGGGGTTTCCTCCGGCTCTTCATCTTCCTGATCTACTTCCTGATCTACTTCTTCATTCTGATTGTCCGCCGGATCGTCTTCCATGTCTTCATCCTGTTCAAGTACCTCTACATATCCACCGGAAATGTAGGCAGTTAATTCTTCCGCTGTTCCGTCGTACGTCTCGCCGGCATCGACGATTGCTCCGTTTATGATAATTTTCTCTAGTGCTTTTACCAGCATGTCATTCACCTCTCGTTTCTAATTGCAGCAGTTGGGCGGTAATTGTAAACGGTAATTCCGCCCCTTGACCTACCGCATTTCTGTTTTCGTACCAGTAACCTACGATCATATGCATACAAAGGATAGATTGGGCGTCAGTCTCTTTGACTTCGACGCCCGTCCCCTGCAAAATAAACGCTTTGGCTGTATCAATGAGTGTCCGGATGACCTCATCTTCCTGGTTTCCGTCAACTCGGAGATACGCTTTAACGCCATCCAGAATGCTCATAATACCTCCTTATGCAAGCGTCAGCTCGCCATATACTGCTGCGGCACTGTCAAACGCTTTAACGTCAAGCCTTGTAATTGCCTTGATATCGTAAGAATCGCGAATAAATGAGTTCCCGCCGATACCTGTGCCTTCGAGTGTAATAAGCTGGCGGTCAAAGAGTACGATTGCATCCGCCAGAGACCCGACAATAATCGGCGCCACTTTCTTCGGAGATGTCACACTCGGCAGGTACTTATTGCTGACAACGGTAACCGGATGAGCAAACAACAGTTTCTGTGTCGGATTGAGCGGATTCGGCTGAAGCAGGTAGCGCCCTTCGGAGTCTTTCAACTTGTCTAAGAAATTAAACCCGTCCTGATTGGTAACGATACCGGACGTCAAAGAAATCGCCGGGTCAAGATCCACATTCAGAATGTCTTTCAAGCTGTCTACATTAGCAACAGGTTTCTTTGCCAGCGTTTTCATGATTGCGATGATCAAGCTATTTCTTGTGACCACATCTTTCTTAGCAAACCACGCACTCACATAAGAAATGAGATTCTGGTCTGTGTCAGACAACATCTCTTTTGAAATCGGAAGAATGCCTGCATATTTTTTGATCGCGTATGCGATTTTTTCAAATTTCGGACCGTCGATTTCTTTGATTGTTGCCATTTCATCAACGCTTTCAAGTGGCGTCATTTCTGCCCATTTTTCCATGACGCGTGACCCCGTCATAGTGGTTGTGGGCGTAATCGTGACAAGCTGGTCCAGCGGATTTAACGCTCTCTTGAGTTCGTTGATTTTAGTTGAGATGTCTTGCGGAACGATAAGCCCGCCGTCGGCGTCTACCCCTGCTTTCATACCGGCTCTTGCTTCTTTCAGTACTTCGGCTTCCGCGTCCGTCGGCAGCTGGCGCTTAATCTCTTTCACAAGCCCGCTGAACATAAGATCTCTTTTTTCTTCGTCGGTGATTTCTGCCGCGCGTGCCGCCGGGGGAACCGTTGCCGGAACATCTGCCAGCGTTTGTTCAATCTCCAGCTGCCTTTTGAGTTCTCTTAATTCAGCTGTTTTACTTTCCGCTTCGTCAAGTTTTTTATCTGCCATTAACGTACGGATCTCTTCTGTTACTTTTGCCATTTTCTGGCGCAATTCTCTTTCTTTTTCTGTCATTTCTTCTTCCTCCATTTAAAAAGCCGCCGTTCGGCGGCAATTATTGATTTAACAATTCCAGCTCTATATCGAGCTTCCTTTTTCTGATGTTTTCCTGCTCTTCTTTTAAAGAATTAACATACGCTTCTTTCGATTCCTGCATCGACCGCTGTACAGCCTGCGCTTCGGTGTCCGGGTATGCCGGTGTTGTGACGATTGACACATCCCATAGCCTTTCGATATGCTTGACTGCCCGATGGTACATGTCTTTCTCACTTTCATATGACCAGTCTGCGCCGCTTTCCGCCAGTGTAAATGCGAAAGAACACTGATTGACAACGCCGGCTGCCATATTCGTCATTAGGTCTTTAGCATATGCTGTATCCGTCGGAATCAAGCTAAACCTCAAACCTGTATCGTCTACCGACAGACTTAGATGCCCGGGTCCCTTGCGGACGGTATTTCTCGCCAGCGGATAGTTCGGATCGTGATTAATCAGCGCTACAACGTTAGACATGTCGGTTTTATCAAGACACCCGCGCTCTAAGATTTCATCAACGCCGCCGAAGTCTTCTGACCGTTTCCCAAACTTGAGAGCATACCCCTCCAAGATGATAGTTTTACCATCTTCCAGCGTCCTAATCTCAAACTGCGTCTGATTGATTCTTCTTTCCCTTTTCCCCATTATCATCACCTCCTTTCAGTGTTCCGTTCTTCGCTTTTGCCAGCTGTAAATCTTTCAGAACGGTAATATCTGTATAATTCAGCGATGCAAGATGGATATCCCCTACATCGCCTATACATTCCATTTCTTCCATGTCTCGGATCTCATTAAGCGTATAAATACCGGCATAGAGCATGTCTTTATAATATTCAGCCCTTGCTTTGCTGTCGCCTCTGAGTTCCGCGGCAGCATTGAATTTCACATAATAGTTTTCTCTTTCCTGTTCGGTGAACAGTTTATAGTTGATTTCCTGTTCCCATGACGTGAATATCGGAAGAAGCGTTGTTTTTATGTAGTCAAGGCTCATTGCTTCGGCGTTAGCATACGTCGCACGATCCAGCTGTGCCAGTTTATGCGGCGGTATTCTGTACACCTTGGCGACTTCGTTAATCCCGAATTTCTGTGTTTCGATGAACTGCGCCTGATCAAGCTGCATGCCAAGCGACTTATACTCCATTCCCAGATCAAGAACAGCTACACGCCCGGCATTATCTATACCGCCGTTGATTTTTTCCCATTCCTGTCGGAGTTTCTTTTTCGCTTCCGGATTGATTTTCGATGCCGCCTGCAATACTCCGTGCGTCAGTGTTCCGTTCTTATAGAACTGACTCTGAAATTTCTTGATTGCATTCTGGCTGTCCAGCTCGTCAATCAATGTCCGCCATTTCGGTACACCAATAAGTCCGTCTTTTGACATTTCATAGAAATGCAAGACATCGTGCGGCTGTAGATGATATATCGCCCCTTTTGCATCGCTTGTCGTATACGTCAGTGCTCCAGTAACCACGTTTAATCGGATTGTCGTTTTCGTCGGGTCAAGTGGCCATAGAGATTTCGGATAGCCGTCTGTCCCCCATTCTATATAAGCGATAGCGTTTCCGTAAAATCCCATGTGGTATTGCAAAGTCCGCTTAAAAGCAAGCGGTGTCATGAGCGGATTCGGCCGTTTATACAGCAGCTTTGCTACCGGGTGTTTCATTCCCTCTGTCTTTTTCCCGCCGGTCCTGAATGTGTGGATCGGCAGTTTACCGATGTCGTCAGCTAAAATATTGACGCACGTATAGATGTTGCTGTTTTTACTTGCCGTTGCTGCCGTTACGCCGTCGCCGTTAATAGCGGATATGAGCCAATCCGCAGGACTAAGCAGTGTACCTGAGTCCGTCGGGTTTGAAAAAAGCTGTCTTAAAAGCATTATTTACCACCGCCTCTCTGCGCTTTGGCGAAGATAAACGCCAAAAGCAGGCACTCTATAGCCGCGGTGTATACCGCGACTACGGGAGATATCAATACGCCGCCGGCAATCATCAGAATGCACCCGACGAACAGAAAAATATCATCAATCACGTACAGTATCTTTTTCACATGTCCTCCTTATAAGCTGAAATCGTCACTCAAAATATAGTCACTCATATCATCTTCTTCCGTAATCCGCGCACGCGTAAATGCATTGATGACAGATGCTATCGGGTCAATTCTGTTTGTTGATTTTTCTTTATCAAGCATGATGTTTTCATTTTGATCTTTTTTTGTTACTGCGTTACTGATTGACCAGTCAAGCAACGGATTTTCAAAATGCAGAATATTTCCTTGGTACGCATTTTCTCTAAATGATTTTGTCGGTTCTGACAGCGTCATCATGCCCTGCCGGACTTCTACACACGTATATTCCATTTTTTCAAGTTCCTGCGCATAGTAAGTCGCATTATATGGGTCATAGCAGATTTCTTTGATGTTCAGCCCTAACTCTTCTGCTGTTTCTATCATCCATTTCGTCATGTAGCGATAATCGACTACCTCTCCTGGATTGATTGTCAGCCAGCCACCGCGGGCATAGTAATCATACGGCACTCTGTCTGTTTTTATTTTTCGCTGCAGCGTTTCTTCCGGAATGAAGCTGTGACCGATCACGATGTACTTCGTCCCGCCATCCTCTTTGGCCGGAACAACCAGTCCGATTGACGTCAAATCGACTTTACTTGATAAGTCCATCCCGACATATGCATCCAGTCCGTATAAATCGTAACTTTCTATCCGCCCCCTGGTGTTCCATTTCCTCATGTCCATATACGAGGCTCCGGACTGCTGATTCCATATATTCATGTTTTTCGTGAGAAATGATGACATTTTTTCCGGTGTCTCAACTGCCACTTTCAACGCGCTCCTTATATTTGCAATGCCTTCCGGGTACGTTGCTACGATCGGGTTTGCTTTTATCCAACATTTTTCGTTTTTAACATCGTCGACCAGGTTTCCATCCTTATCTTTATCCAGTTCATTAACCATGCAAAAGTAATCCGGTACGTCATAATCAATGTCCGGATTAAGGATCTTTTCTACCAGTGGATATTCCACTCTGTAACACGGTCCCCCGAAGTTTGTCCCGGCGGTAGTGATGATAAACAGCAGCGGCTGTTTTCTGGCCATCATACCGGTGTCTATGACATCTAATATTTCGGACGTCGGATGCGCGTGATACTCGTCAATCAGACCGCACTGCGGATTGAGACCGTCCCCGGTCTTTCCGTCATCTTTTGACAGCGCCCGGATAATCGAATCGCTTTTCAGGTGTCGAATGGTACCATAGCTTTCTTTCCATTTTCCTTTCATTTCCGGCCATCGTCTGAGCATCGCCAGAATCTCGTTATAAATAATTTTCGATTGGATACTTTTCGTTGCTCCGATGTAGACTTCTGACATCGGCTCCCCAATAGCCATCATTTCATAATCGCCGACTATGGCGAGTGACTGTGATTTTGCATTTTTTCTCCCGACCTGCCAATATGCTTTTTTAAAACGCCGAAGTCCTGTGTCTTTATTGACCCATCCATAGATATTCCCGAAAATAAACCGCCGGATAGGCTCGAATATAATAGGCTGCCCGGCTAAAATTCCTTTTGTGTGTTTATGCATAGCCGCCCACGCGAAGAACCGTTCCGCTCTTTCTTGGTCAAAGACATACGGAAATTTCTTTGTACCCGCCTTTTCTACATCCTGCAAAAAACGCATACACGCCCAACGATGTTTCTGGCATATATGCGTTTTGTCTTTTATGCATTTCTTACTGTACCTGATCAGCTCTTGTTGCAGCGTCATACATCAAAACCCCTTTTACTTAGCGGGTCTTCGTCTTTCTTTTCTGGTTCTTTCGGTACATTTTTTACTTTTGCAAGCGGTGACAAGAATAATCTATCTTCCATCTGTACCAATGCTGCCATTTTCGCGTTAATTGCTTTATCCATCGCCATTATGCCGCCGGTAGATAAGATATACTCTATTTTTTCATAGAGTTTGGCGGCCTTGCGTTGACTGTACTCTACTTCAAGAATTTCCTGCGTTGCCGTCGTTTCTTCACCGGTTAATTCTATTCGGGCGATCATGTCTCGGCGTTCTATCAAATCTATGTACTGCGCAAACGCCATACAGTATCTTGAAATCATTCCGATGTCTGCCGAAGAAACGAACTTGAAACCGGTGTAAAGTTTCTTGATTTCTTTCCATTTTTTGTATGCTTCTTTATTCGTTTTTACATAAGCCGGGCATACTAATTTCTGTTCTCCGAGATGTATTTCTGATTTTTTTCTGTGTTCAATTTCCGCCTTCGTCAGGTGACTTGGATTGCCTGAAACTATATGCAAATCAATAGGTTTTGCCGGACGCCCAGCCATGTTATCCCTCCTTTCTTTTTAATGTTGCTGTTTGCGCATAATTGACATTTCATCGCATGAGTTTAATGTAAGGTCCATTTCCCGAACTTTTTTCACAAAAGAGGAGGCGCACGGTACTGTCGTTGCCGGTCAAAACATTTTTGACCCAGGGGTGGTCTGTCAAGCTTTAATTTTATTTCCGAATCCGCCGTTTTCTCTCGCTGTTTTCTTATCGTGACATCTTTTGTTCATCGCCTGCCAGTTACTTTCATCCCAAAAAAGATCTTGATTGCCTCTGTGAGGAATGATATGGTCAACAACATTAGCCGGCAGCGGATGCCCAGATGCTTTACACTCCGGGCACTCACAAAACGGATGCTGCGCTAAAAAAGCCTTTCGCGCTTTAGTCCATTTATAGTTATACCCCCGTTTTGACGGTGACTCCCGTTCAAGCCCTTTCGGACTTCTTATGTGCAATTGTTTATGTTTATCACAATAGGTTTCTCTTGTTAATGCGTGGCATCCGGGATGTCCGCATTCTCGCAATGCTCTTCTCATATCTCTCCTTTCAAGCAGTCAGTACCGCTGGAAAGCATAGTAAATGCAAAAGCCGCCCATTTCTGAGCGGCTACATGGCTTTGCAGTTCTTCTATTCAATTTTCGCATCTTAATCTTATCATACCTTGTTCTGTCTTTTTTGGTCTTTTTGGCTTTTTTGGCATTTTTTTATTATATTTTGATTAAATCTTGCCGTAAACTCGTTCCATTCCCGCCCTGGTTACAAGCCAGATGTGCCCCGACTTGCGGCACTCTTCACTTGTAAACCGCGGCGGATATCCTCTTTGCCCAGAGCATGCCTGTTTGATTGTCACAACAGGTATGTTCCACAACTCTGCCGCTTCCGCTGTTGTCATAACCTTTTCAATTAATTTCATTACATCCCAGCCGCCTTTGCTAATGCCATTAACGAAACAAGCAATGCTATAACAGAAATCCATAATGTTAATTTTTGCATAGCTTTTGCGAATATGATATATTATGAATGAACCACCCAGAGGGTGGAGGGTGGGTGTTCCACCCTCTTCGGTCATTGAGCCTTGTAAAGCAATATAATCGCTGTTATCAAATTGATTATTGCTGTTACAAGGCTTATTTTATTATTCATATCCGCATTCTCACCTCCTTTCTGTATTTATTATACATCTTTTCTTATGTATTGTCAAGCGTTTTTATATTTTTTTATTAAAAAATCCACCTTTCGATGGATTTCTTTTTTTATTTATTGCCAGTATATATCTTTCTTTTCAGTCTTTGAAATACTATCTCAAAGCTTACTTCTGCCGCTTCTTTTGTTTTTGTAATATTGTTCCTGCTTATGCGAATCGTCCTTGATATTGCTCTATATGACCTGTGATTTAAATACCACTCTCTTAGTATTGTTTTCTCGTCATCGTTTTTTATCATGTCTATCAGTCTTCGTGCTTCTATCCTCGCGATAATGAGATCTTCATGTTCTTGCATAACCATTTCTTCATATTTTTCTGCGAGTATTACTCTGTCTGACAGGTCGGGCTGTATTCCGCCGGAAACCTTGTCTTTTTCGTATCGCTGCCCTTTTATTTGATAGATATGTGATTTACGTTCCGCAAGCTCTCTTTGCACCGACAGGTACCGCCGGTGTTGATTATATATCGCTTGGAGATATTCCTGCCCGGTTTTAAAGTCTTTTATCATTTATCCCTCTTGTTTATTCTTTCAATAATCTTATCTGTTATCTTATCTACGATATCACTTGCTTTATCTATATTCGCAGGTGTTATATAGTTTGTAACAGTCATTTTGTAGAAAGTGTCTCGTGCCGGGATCATAATATTTAATATCGTGACAACGACAAGTATCTTTAATAACGAATGAAATGTTTTCTGGTTTTGAATAGTTTCGGCTTCTTTATACGGACTTCTATTTGACATATAGTCGCAAAATGCAATCGCGGTAGCTATGCACAAAATCCACATCAAAACATTAATAACTAAATTTATACTGCCTACTACATCGGCTACATAGAATATCCACGGACTTATTATTGGCTCACTCATGACCTTCTCCTTTCAGTATTTTTAAAATCTCTTCTTTGTGTGCTTCCGCCGATTCTTTTGTTCTAAAGCAGTTGCCTATTGCTCTGTTTAAACAATCAAAAGTATTATCAGGAACGAACGTTTTATCAAGTACCCTCCCACCAGCAGTTACAATCCAGTATGTTTCACCACCAACAGGTTTAAACGGCTTTACTTTAAATTCATAAACATCGAAATATTTTATAAAAACAGCCCACATTGAATTATCATGCCATTCTCCTTTACTATTTTTTGTAAGTAGTTTCCCCTCATAGAACTTATTGTTAAAGTATTCTTCACTTACGAGCCGCGCTTCAAACTCTTCATTTTCCGCAACGCCAATCCTATCCATTAGCATTTTCATCACTTCTTCTTTTAGTGTTTTCATGCTTTCACCTGCTCCACATCTTCAACTAAAAATGCATTGATATTTAAACCGTGTTTATCAATCCAACTCTGAATAACATTATTGACTGCGCGTTCAAGTTCTTCTTTCTGTTTACTATTGACATCTTCAAGAAAGCTTTCGGCATATTCTCCGTAAATCGCATATGCCCTATCCGTTAAATCTTGAATGACATCATCTGCATACACCTTTGGGCATGGACTTGTTATCCGACCGATATAGAAGCACATAATATCATCGTCAATATCATCATGAAAAACCTCTGAATAACTTGTATAAGATTTGGGATTATACGGTTCGGCATTCATGAGTTCTTCCCGTCCCGCTTTTATTGCCTCTTCTTTGCTCGGATATGTATCGTCACAGTTAAAATGATCTTCATCAAGTCCTACTACCCATTCTTCCTTTTCTTGTTTCATTTTCTCCTCCACCATTTCTGACACCCGATCCGCATCAACCCAATTTTTACTTCAATCGGTATCTTTTCAACATTGAAATGTTCAGAATTCTTTATTATGTCTACTGCCATTTCTTCTGCATCAACAATAATTACTCCTGCTTCCGGGAATTTTTCAAACAGCACTTTCTTGATTTTTCCCTCATTTTCTTTGTACATGTTATGCGGAAACGCATAATAGACCGCCTTCGTGTACTTTGTAAGATGTTTTTCTTTCTTTTTGAAATCTGCTAAGAAGTCACTATAACTAACTTTGATTTCAACCTCCGTTAAATAATCATTTTCGTTTATTAATATCAAATCAGCTTCATGCTTGACACCCGAAAACGGATATTTATACCCAATAAAGCAACCGCCTTTATCATATTTTTCTATTCTGCATGATATTCTCGCAAAGCTAATATTCGGAATTACAATATTCTTATTACCCAAATGTTCTGCTATTGCATATTGCATTACTGCTTCTTCTTTACTTTTACTCATGTCTCTTCCTTAATGTCTTCAACCACCTTACTCATTACATAGTCAGCACATGGCTGTGCCATTCCGTTTCCTATTGCTCTGTATCTCGCCGTATCACTCTCGCCCTTTGTCCAGTTGTCCGGAAGTCCCTGCAGTCTTTCACATTCAAGCGGCGTAAGGCGGCGGACGTATGAGCAATCAATGTTTTTGTATATACATCCCACGGCGCTTGGTCCTCTTGCTACCAGTGTTGAGTTGATTCCGTTATCGCTGATCTTAAAATCATATTTTGCATTTGCGCCTTGATTAAATGCCGCCCTGTCAATTGCATAGACAACCGCTAATCTTGTGGATGATTTTAATGTAGATGTTTTATCCTCATAGATCGGCATGTTGTTTTTTATACTTGCGTCTCTGTTAAATGTGTATATGAGCGGTACTTGATTCCCGCCGGTCCCCATCCTGTTATTGAGTGTCTGTACTGTTCCGTCATTTCTTTCTCTTATGACGTCTTGCGCGTGTGTCATATCAAGGACGCTTATACAGATGCCGCCTTGGTTTCTTGCTGGATTACTTCCGCTTAGATCTAACGTGTTGCTTTTGTCTACTTCTTTTATACCCGCTGTCGGATTGTTGCTTTTCATCCCCTCGCTTTCGTATGATCCAATTCTGTATGTTTTGACAAGCACACATCTCTGGTCATGCATGCAGTTCAGCGCCCCTGCTTTTTCGCTCATTTTTATAGAGTTTATTTGTCCGTTTCCGATATCATAGACTGATGTTTCAGTACTTGGTACAGCAGTTCGGGTAAGCGTTTCTTTCTTGCTTTCGCTCTTCGCAAAATACCTTGACATGCTTTCGGGCTCAAATAGTACTTCCGGTCTACCCCCCCTATTTTTAAAACTTGCAACTTTGTGGCATTGAGCATATCGGAAACAATGTCATTTGCCGTCCTAAATAGTCCGCTTCGTTCACCTTTTAATCCCTCTCTTTTCCCCGCTACCGACAGATCTTGGCACGGGCTCCCCGCACAGATAATGTCCACTGGTGGTATTTTGTCACCTTTTATTTTTCTGATGTCGCCAAGTTGCATGACGTTCGGAAAGTGTTTTTTTGTGACTTCTATACAAAAAGGTTCTATTTCCGATGACCACACGGGAACAGCCCCGTTTCGTTCTGCTGCTATACACCACCCGCCGATCCCGTCAAACAGGCTTCCCACTGTTATTTCCATCTATTTCCCTGTACTTCCTATACCGCCGGTCCTATCACCATCAGCGCTGTCATCATCCACCTTGTAATATTGATTGAATATCCCTTGCGCTATTCTGTCTCCTACTTTTATAGCGCAAGGCGAACCCGACGTATTTCTAAGCGCCATCATGATATGTCCTTCGTTGTCCGGATTGTTGTAGTAGTCTGAATCAATTACCGCCACACTGTTTGCCAAAACAAGCCCATACTTAATTGCAAGGCTTGACCTTATATAGATTCCCAGCCATTCATTTTCATCCATATATGCTTTTATCCCCGTTTGAATCAATTTTGTTTCGCCCGGATTGATTACAACATTAACAGCACTTTCAATGTCATACCCTGCTGATTGCTTTGTCTTTCTTTTGGGAAAGTTTACATATTCATATCCGCTTACTTTTTCAAAACCTCTTCTCATTTCAGTTTCCTTTCTTTATAAATCCGCTCTTCTTCATCGCGCAGTTTTCTTGCCGCTTCGTCGAGTTTAATTGCGGCATACATGATCATGCTGATAAATATCACTACACTCACTACGTCAATTAATCTATCCATTTCGTCCTCCTTTAAAACGGGATTTCATCTTGTTCATACTCCGGCTGATTATATCCCGGCTCTTTACTCACGGTGCCCATGTCTTCAAATTTCACTGGTGCGGAAAATTGCGTTACAGATGTTCCGCCGGAAAAGCCTGCATTTCCTGACTGCATGTTACTTCCAATCGGTTTTGCAATCATATTCGCTACCACTTCTGTTACATACCGTCTTTGTCCGTCCGGTGTGTCATATGATCTTGTAGAGTACCGCCCTTCGATAAAGACATAGCTTCCTTTTGTGAGTTCATTACCTACTGCCTCTGCCAGTTTTCCCCAGGCGGTTACATTGACCCAATCTGTTAAATCTAACGTTTCCCCGTTCGCTTTTGTAATTTTCTTACTTACGCCCACGGAAAATGACGCTACGGCTTTCCCTGTCTTCGTTGCTCTGATAATTGGATCTTTGGCAAGATTCCCTGTGATTTGTACTGTGTTCATCTTCTTACCTCTCTATGTATACTTCCGCATTCCTGCGTCCGAACTCTATCGCTTCATCGTATGAGTTTTTAAATATATCTATGCCTTCCATGCCGCCTCGGTCTTCCACGGTGTACCAGTGTCCGTATATCTGTACTTGTGTTCCGAACGGCAGCCAGTTGCACGCTATGGTTCTGCCTTCAGTCGGTATCGTTCCGGATGCAGTGTGTTCATTCGGACATTCATAAGGTGTGTATACTGTGAGTTCTGTCGTTACCCATTCCGCTTTTATAATTCCCGTTAGCCCGCATATAAATACCGCTGAAAATAAAACAATCCATAAGTTTCTAAACATTGTTATGCTCCTTTCTTTTTTAGCTTTCTGATTTCAACATCTCCAATGAGGATCTTTTCTATTAGCGTTCCGTTGGCTTTTGTCCAGTTCTTCCCAACCATTACCATTAAGCCTTTCCGCTCGTCTATATAGAAGTGTTTTGATACTCTCTTCTCCGCTGGAAATAATATGCCGAATTCTTCTCCTGGCTTAATGCCGAATATGTCTGTAAGTGGTTTGATGTAGTTCATTCTTCTTCCTCCATTCTGTCAATTTCATGTATAAGCAGTGCCGCCGCTCTTTTCAGATTTGTTTTGCGTGATTTTACTCCCCGTATCTTTTTGCCGTGAATGATTGTTGTACCACCTATCAGGTACGCCGCCATGACGTTAAATAGTTCTGTATTGCTATATGGTTCCGCCGGAAATCCTCGGGACATTTTCAGTATTTCTTTTTCTGTGTCTGTCATTGAATACCTCCTATATCTTTTATGTACTGTTTGCAACCTGTTTTTATTCTTTCAAATTCCATGGCCATGATGATTTCCTTTGCCCCATCTTCGTATACTTTTTTAACTATTGTTTTTATAAGAATGAGCGGGGTTGTAAGCAGAGTAATCAATGCCGCTAATGTCACTACACCGATAATGACCGTGATTGCCACCATCGCTCTTCCTATCTTGCACGGGATCATACCGTATACAAGCTTCTGCCATTTCCTATAACCTTTATATGCACGGATATAATCTATTTCGTTCATTTTCCCTCCATGAAATCAAATAGTGTTGGTGTTTCCTGGTTTTCTTCTTCCCGTTTGAGATACCAGCATCCGTCACGATAGTATTCCTGATTGAGTTCTATTCCTATGCCTTTCCGCCCTGCTTTCATGGCTTCCAGCGGTACTGTCATTAGTCCGCCGAATGGGTCAAGCACGGTTTCTCCTTCGTTGGTGTACCGGTTAATCAGGCGGTCTACTATATCGAACTGGAGCGGGCAGAGGTGCATTTGTTTTCTCCTTTGTGATTGTTCTGTGTTGAGTGTTCTCATACGGTTTACATCGTCCCACACGTCGGGAGACCAGCTCGCGGGATCTATACACATAAATGTGGCGGGCAGTTTATTCTTATTGTCCATTGCATTTGCCAGTTCCACATGCTTTTCAAAGTCATAGACTGTTTCTTTACTGTATTTGTTGTACAGTTTTCGTATATCCGATATGGGCATGTCTTTTAGGTCGTCAACGGACAGCTGCCTGTTTCCGCTACTTCTCCAAAACGCATGAGCGTCCAGCTGCCATTGTCCACGGGTATATTCCTCTTTACTTTTGGTGACAGGGACATCAGCATAAGCATTTGATGTATCGGTAGGGAGCTTTCTGAAAAGAAGGATATATTCGGGGCATCCTACTCCCATCTTCGTGCCATCTTTACACTGTTCCGTCCATCCGAGGCGGTATGTTTGATTATTTTCACGAACAACATCAGTTACAACGGTTATCATGCCGAAGAATTGGAAGCCGTGTTTCATGTAGTGCATGATGGTAAATGCATGGAATGGTTCTATTGTTGGCATGCCTGTTCCCGTTGCGTTCCCGAATAGTACACGGTCTTTCACGTGGCATGCATATACTCTTCCGGGCTTCAAAATTCTAAGTAAATTCGGCGTTAAATAATCCATCTGCTCAAAAAATTTGTCTGTATTTTCGTTATGCCCGAAATCGTTATAGCTTGCGCAGTATTCATAGTGATTTCCAAACGGAATTGATGTAAGAAGCATGTCCACTGAGTTATCTTGCATTTTCCCCGTTTCTTCAACACAGTCGCCATGTATCGCGATGTAGTTTTTCCCTTTTGTTATGACTTCTTCCACGCCTATACTCCTTTGCATTTCAATGATGGCATCGTTTCGTGATAGTCCATATTTCCTGACTATTTCTTCCATGCTTTCCGTGAGTTTGTTATATTGCTCCCATTTCTTTTTCAGTACTTCTAGCACCTGCTGTTCTGTTTCCATGTATATGATGTCTATAATGACAGGTTTTGTTTGTAGGAAGCGGTAACACCGGTGGATGGCTTGGATAAAGTCGTTAAACTCATAGTCAATCCCCATAAATATCTGGCGATGGCAATGTTTTTGGAAGTTACATCCGCTCCCTGATAGTTCTTTTTTTGTGGCAAGGATACGAAAGTCTCCCTTTGAAAAGCCGATGGTGTTTTTTTCTCTTTCGTCCATATCCTGTGAGCCGTAGATAAATTTAGCTTCAGGGATTTCCTGTTTGATGGCATGCCGCTCGCTCTCCAGATCGTGCCAGACGATGAAATGCTCCGCCGGTGATTGGTCTATAATCTTTCTGGTCTCTGCCAGCCGAATATCGATGCTCTCTCTTTTCTCTCTGGCCGCTGCCGAAAGACCCACGGCAAAGTCTTTTATAAGTTTGACCTGCCCGTTCTTTTCTTCTTCGTTTACAGGTTTGGTGTTTGCCAACATGTGGTAATTCACTTGCAGCGGCGGAAGGTTATATCCTTCATCGCTATACCCCAGATCAGACGGTTTTTGGATGAACAGCGCCCAGGTAGACAGCCACAGCCAGAATTCTTTTTCTTTATGCGGATAGAGAGTGAGGTTATTTGCTTTTGTACTGTCCCGCTGAAAGAAGCGTGTCAATGCTTGTCCCGTATCCATGATTTCTAAATATCCACCATAGTGAATTAATTCTTTATATCTGTTTGGTGCGGGTGTAGCCGTGGCAACAAGTTTATATTTCACGCCTTTAAATTTGGGTAGAAATGTCTGATATGTTTTGCTGCCGAAACTTCTTAAAACGGACGCTTCGTCTAAGCTGCAGGCTGTGAAGTAATGAGGGTCTATATCTCCGTCGCGGATTCTTTCGTAGTTTGTAATCAGAATTCTATTGTCTGCGGCTTTAACTTCTTCCATATTTCTTACATATGTCGGAGCGGGGATATTGAGCAGATGTACCGCGTCTTCCGCAAATTCCTGCTTGACCCCCAACGGACAGACAATCAACGCTTTGCCGCCTATTTTCTTAGTAAGTACATGGCACCATTCCAATTGCTGGATGCTCTTCCCCAGCCCGAATGCTTCAAACAATGCCCTGCGCCCGCCTTTGAGCGCCCACAAGACAGCATCTCTTTGATGTGGTTTCAAGACTGAACTTATATCCGCCGGATTGACTTCTATTCCTGATACTGGTGCTTTTATCACTTTATCTTTCAAAAATTCTATGTATGATTTCATGTTCTTCTCCTCGGCTTGTCTCTTGCCTGTTTCACAGTACATTCTTTTTTCTTCTTCGGTACTCTTGACTGTGTGATTGGCCATACGTTCCTTTCATTCACTTTGTACATTCGGTAAAACTGATAGGGGAATCCGTCCGCTGTGTAGCCGCTTTCTACTTTGACTATCTGATAGCCTTTTTTCGGTGTCGGATTGTCTTTCCATTTCCTGGCGTAGATGGTTACCTTTTTCACGTTTGGCTGCTTTAGATTTTTAGACGGTACCCATCGGATTTTCTGTACGGAATTTTCATTTCGGATTTCTTCATCTGTTTCTTTCACAAAATATTCCGCAAGTCTCATGCAGTCTTCTGGGCTTCCGTCAAAGTACCGGAATGACCTGTAATTGAATTTTGCCCACGGCCAGCATTCATTAATTTCTGATCTTGATATTCCGCAGTCATTAATCAAGACGTGATGATGTACTCGATGGCGGACATGTTCTGTGACGTAGATGTATTTCAGTTCCGCATTTTTCTTTTTATATTTTTTGCGGAGGTCTCTGATAAATTTTCTTATTCTGTTTTTTGCTTCTTCTGCTGTCGGCTCCGGATTTGCATATGTCAAGTCAATACGCAGATCATCTCTTTTGAAATTGGTAGCTATGAGCCGGTAGAGTTTTGTTTTCGCCCGGCGGGAGTTTCTTTTCTTGAGTCCTTCATCTGTTTTTTGGATATTGGGACCTCTGACTCTGTTTCCCCCTAATCGGTAGGTGTGATATTTTTTCACCTCGTAAATTCCGGGGGCTTGAAATATTTCTTTTCGGTACGGCACTTTTTTAAATTCCTGTTCCAAGAATTAACTACTATATCAAGTCCTCAAAAGGGGCTGAACTCCCCTTTTTTCTTGACATTTTGTGCCGTTTCACTTATAATTCATGTAGTGGTTTGGTGCTACGGCACTTCCGCTCAGGGTTCTTCTCTGAGCGGTTTTATTTTTCTTCTTTTTTGTTGTTGTCTTCTTCTGGTTCTTCTGTCTTTTCCCGGTATATGCATCTCTGCATAAAGTCCAGGTAATGTTCGCATTTTCTACAGTGTTCCTGGCATATATTGGCTTTTTCTTTCCTGCAGCATACGGTCTGGAATACTTTTGCTTTGCATACACGGCATTTCCTGTTGCGGTAAACTTCTACTGTTTTCCCGCCTGCCAATTTCATGACTGCCACTCTATGATCACCCTTTCTTTTCTGTCCCCGCTTTGGACGATCCAGTGCCCGCGTGGATTTTTTATTATCTTGAATTTTCGTCCGCCGGATGATGTATAGGTATTGTTTTTGTCCATAAAAAATACCGGCATTTCTTTCTGTGGTATCAGCCGTTCTTTATCCGGTGTTTCTTCTATCAGCCAGCCGATAGGAGACTTTCGGACGTTATCCCATAAAAGATATATGTCAGTACTTCGCCCATTTGGGTTTTTTCGGAATACATCCTGCTCTTTTCTTTTTGATTCTTCGTTCTTCTTCCGTTTTATAAAGTTCCTGCAGTTCCATTTCATGTTCTTTTCTCCATTCTTTAACCGCATGACAGTTAAGATATGTTTTGATTTGTTCATCCATGTACTGTTTTCGCGTGCCAGAGAGTCCGTGTGCTTTGAAACGGTGCGTTTCGTATGACAGATGAATAAGATTATCTTCCTTATCCGGTCCCCCGCTGCCTGCGTGTTTTGCATGATGAACCTCACCGCGCGACGGCGGCCACTCTCCGATAATGGACTGGTACGTTTCCGCCAGCTCCTCGTCTCTTTGCTTGATAAGCCGGCATAATTTTCGGAATGCCGCTTCCGGTAATTCAAATCTCATCTCTTTTTCCTCTTTCTTGAATATCTCCAGGTCTCATCGGCTCGATAAACATGGAATGAACAGTCCCGATGGACAGGAACCATGTTTCCTTTTCCGTCTTTCGTCCACATCACATATTCGGCGGGAATTGTTTTCCCGCACTCGTGGCATATCAGTCTACGCTGCGTATTTCCCCCGTCGGTTTTATTTCATAGATTTGCATATCCATTACATAGGCAGCGGCATATTCCTGATTACAACCTCGGCTTTCTCTCCAGTTTCCGCAGAGGATAAGCGCGTTGCATCGCTGCAGTACTTCAAGACAATCTTTCATCGGCTTATGCTGATGCTCCTTGTCATATGGTGCATATCCCCAATTGTGCAATGGGGAAAACAATGTTTTTTCTGGGTATTTCGCTTGCAACATTTTTAAATATGTCTGTACTCTTTCTTTGTTCTTCTCATCGCCTCCGTAAGGGTGAGCGATGTAGAGTAACTGACCTTCTATATATTCTCTTTTTTCCATTCCCGATCTCCTTTCTCCATTTTCGCAAGAAGGCACTTTTCCATCGTATCAATAACTCTTTTTCTGACTTCCGGATCACGGCTACTCATCATTCCTATCAGTTCCGGCGGACACTGGTCGCGGTATAGCTCGTTAATCGCAACGGCAACTGCTAATGAAAAGAATTTATCGTCGAAGCCTTTTACTGCGATATCGTATTGTTTCAGCTCGTTATCTGCTTGTATCTTCAGCTCGTACATTCTGGATTTCCCTCACTTTGACAACGATTTCTTGTCCGGGCTGTAATGTTCCCGGGTCTTTAATATTGTTTTCTTTCGCGGTTCTCCAGACTAACTCTTGGAGATTTTCCTGCCCGCCGGAAACGCGGTCACATACATCCCATAATGTTTCGCCTTTTGAAATGTTCACCGCGTATGAGATTGACGGTGGCTCTGGCTGTACTGCATACCCAGCGATACCGACGATAATCATGAATGCGGTTATAAATTTATGCATGATAACTTCTCCGCGACCGCAATCACCATTGTCACGAAAACCGCCAGCCATAAATAATTCATCATTTTATCTACCATTTTTACGCCCTCATCCTTCTGACTTCCGCACGGAAATCATATCCGCTTTGTTTCATCTTCCGTTTCTGCGCATTCTCTTCCATCTTCCGCCGGATAGCCTCTTCCGCATCTTTCGGATCAAACAGATACGCTTTTCCCGATGGAATGAACGGTATCTCTCCTATCCTGCATAGCATCCGTATCGTTGTAACCGGATATCCGGTTGCCTTGCAGAAATCTTTTGTATTAGTAAGCATATTTATCGACTCTCATCCTCTCTGATTTTTTATTCACTCCCTTTTTGCTATACTGTGAGCAGAAAGGAGCAAAATAATATGGATATAAAAATTGATGCATCTAAAGTTTTGAATGCCACTGGGGAAATTATCCCTAACACAATGAATGCACTTGATCATGTTTGCGGGAGTTTGATCAAAATTGGTGGATTCCCTATTTTGTATGGCAAGGAATATATCGACTATTGCTTAGAAAAGACCCATAAGAAACTGGCAAAGAAACTTGATTCCATTCCTGAAGATAAGCTCAAATCACCCGCACCATATATGGTGCTTCCGCTAATGCAAGACATGTTTACCTATTCCGCGCCAAACTGTGAGTATCTACACAATATGTTTGTTAATCTGCTGGCGTCATCCATGAATACAGACATGGACCATGCTGTTCACCCGGTTTTTGTTAATATCATCAAGAGCTTAAGTCCAATAGATGCTAAAGCTTTATCATCAGATCTCTTCAACAAAAATCTTGATTTCCGTATTTATGAAGTGCGTATACAAAAGAACTTTGACCTTACGCACAATGGCAATTTACCGGATATATTGCAACTAAGCGGAATAGGATTTTCACTTAGTAACAAATTAGTCCTTATAGAAAACCTTTTAGATTTAATTGGTTACGATACGCTAAACCAAATTAGCGCGGTAGTGGACAATCTTTCTATGCAGGGAATAATCTCTATCAATCAATCCATGTGTTTCACTGATCCTCATGCATATGATTCAGATATTCCAATTCTTCAAGAATTTATAGCTTCTCTCGAAAAGGTTTCTGATATCAAAAAACTACTAAATGATCACAAAATCGTATTTAAACCAATGTGTGGCAAAATAACTACATTAGGACAGAATTTCATTTCTTGTGTTACTTGAGTTTTTCTATAACAACTGCGGAAGCTTCAAGGTGAAATTCGTTGGCTTTTTTACCTAATATTTCAAGTGCCGCCGCGTATGCATTTGCTATCTTTTGGAGATCAGTAACCGCCTCAAACAGCATTTCATTTTTCTCTTCCTGCGTCATTTGTCTAAATGCCAACATTCTTTCTTCGTTTGTCATTTTTACATTCCTCTTAACTGTGAAATATTAATCTTATCGGCATAGATAATAATTCCTTTCATTGCTACAACGATTGATGAAGAGCCTTTTTCTAACCTATAGTGGCTCTTTTTCAATTTCTTTTCTTTCATTCTTTTTCACCTCTCTTCCTTTAAAAATATATTTTGTGTCTTTTTAGGATACTCTTTCGCTAAAAAAAATAGCGTCTATCTCTTCCGGCTTTAATTTATACCTATCTTTTATGAAAAGTATTTCTGCCTGTCGAAAATCTGCCCCACCGTTGATTTTTAGATTTAATCGAGATAGGCTTATCCCTAATGCATTTGCTAAATCTTTTTGACTATCTCCATATTTCATCATTTCTGCCCTCATTAATGGTTTATTCATTTTTTTCACCTCACTTTCTTTTGGTATCTTATTAGGACACCTTGATTGTATATCCGTTTTTGTATCTTGTCAAGATACTTTTTCTTGTTTTCAAAAATTTTTATGGTATAATCAAGACACGAAAGGGTGGTGATGCATATGGAATTTAAAGATATCCTTTATACTTTAAGAAAAAAGAATAAATTAACACAGCAGGAAGTTGCAGAATATGTAGGGTTGCAAAAAGCAGCTATATACAAATATGAACACGGCTTGCTTGTTAATCCCAAACGATCATTGATTTCAAAATTGGCTAAGTTATTTCAAGTTACCCCATCGTATATGATGGGATTAACCGATGAGGATAAGTCTGCTCATATATCTCTTCGCCCATCCCTTAGTAAAAAAGACGAAAAAGACATCCAAAAAAGACTGTCCGATATTTTAAATGATATGGACAGTCAGGATGCTATTGCTATGTATAACGGCGGAGAACCGATGGATCCGGAAACACGGGAGTACATGAAAGCATCTCTTGAAAATGCCCTCCGCTTTGCAAAATTAAAAGCTAAAGAGAAGTTTACTCCAAAGAAATATCGTAAATAAAGGAATGGGGGTACGATCTTAATTATGCCAAATTTTACAAACAAAGATGTTTACATTTTTCTGCAACAATTAGAGTCCAAAAATCCCGCCAAACATAAACTACTCATGAGATGGCTGAGGTTTTACCTGTCTTGCATAGATAATGAATCTTCATACAACTATGCTGGTATCCCTTATATCCGCAGAGGACAGGTTTTACTTATGCGGATGGGGTATAACATACATAATGAATTTAGAAACACTCACTTCTGCGTTGCCATACGAAACAGCTCTTATAAGAATCATAATGTTACAATAGTTCCCATAACTTCAAAAAAACACAAATACGGAATTCCTATATATACTGAGTTATCTGATTGTCTTGAGAGTTCTATTATGGAGAAAGAAAGATCTACATTTTGGCGCCCACTCCGTAATATTGAGGCAGAACTCAATGATAAAGGTGTAAAAATCGGATATCCTGCCATTGGTTCTTATAGCCAAGTGGAACGTGCAGCGATTCATTGTGTCACTCAAATAAAAGCCGACTTACTCCCTAATGATCCTCTACAGAAAACATTAGATAAAATTATCAATACTGCTCACGAATTTTCTGATTTTTTAAACATAAACCCTAAACTGGGACAAACCAGCTATCTATTGCCAGAAAACCTGATGACTTTAAGCAAATCCAGACTTGTCGTACCAAGAAAACGCACACATCCACTTTACGGTATTAAACTTTCTGATAATACACTGGACAAATTAGACAAAGAAATCATTAAATTATTTACTCGTACATAAGGCTTGCAAAAAAGATAAAACATCTGTATACTATAGATACAGAAAGCGGCTTGCCCGCTTAGATGAAAATCTATTTTTGAAGACGCGGCTTGCCCGCAAGGCCTTATGGAGATATCCATAAGGCCTTTTTCTTTATTCAAATTGAAAAAGGAAAAACAATATGGACATAAAGAGGTTCGCAAATGATATAGCGGATATACACGACTCAAGGAATCCGTTCCGTATTGCTGCGGAAAATAACATCCATATCTTATATGAAGAGCTCGGAAAGAATTTGGGGTATTTCAGTAATCTGTTTCGTATCAAAACGATACGGATAAATGATCATGCCGATCCGTTTCTCCAGCCGTTTATTTGTGCTCATGAGCTCGGCCATGGCTGCTTCATCCACACGCCGGCACCCATGCTTTTAATCGAAATTCTTTTATTGCTAATTGCAAGATTGAAAAAGAAGCGAATCAATTTGCCGTGGAATTGCTGTTCCCCGACGAGTTGATAGCCGGTCATCCGGAAATAGATATTTATAATCTGGCGCGTACGTTCGGTATTCCATATCAATTGGTTTATCTTAAATCCATTTCTCACAGAGCACGTCATTTATAAAGGGGGATAAATTATGAAAAAAGTAGAATTGTTGATTGCACTATTGATTACTATCATGTCTTTATTTACATTTAACATCGCTTATGCATCGGCTCCCAATGTCGCGGTTTTAATGTCCGGTGCAAGACAATCTACAAAAGATAAAAATGAATTGAATGAACTAAAATCAAAACAACAGTTGATTGTGAACGTTATGCAAGGATCCATGATACCGGAAGAAAAAACAGCGCAGGTCGCTAATGATTATATTTTAGACAATAAGATTGATATTTCGTTCAGTACAACAGATTTAATTAATATCGGAAAACTCCTGAATGCCGACTACATCGTATATAGCCAATTTTATATTGATAAAATAAATGCCCCCGGATTATTTCATACAACAATGAAATTTAAAGGACAAACCGTATTAACAATTATAGATGTCCACTCTGGAGAATATAAATATAAAATTTCAGAAGATGTAAACAACGGAAAATTGGAAGATGTTTCGCGGTCTATGTTCATTGTGTATGACAAATCGATAGCAGATATTAAATTAAAGGGTTTAAAATTTTAAAACCGAACCATAATACCACTGGTAACAACGTAAAGAGGATGTAGTTGCGTGAAACAGTATAAAGGAGATTAACTATGAAAAGGTTCTTAGCTGGTATGTTTGTAGCATCTGTTATTCTTTTATCCGGATGTGGTGGTACAGGTAACAGCAGTAATAAAAACAGTAAATCTGTCACTTATTCCGCAGAACAGAAATCTGCGGCAAACGCTGAAATCTTGAATATTCTTCCTACAATGAGAAAAACCCATGATGATGTTGAAAAGATGGACATATATAGCAGTTTAGCATCTGAATTGTACCCTCCACAAGATGGTCTATATTGGAAATTAATTGTAAATAAAGGCTATGTTTCTGAATATTTTACAATCGTTAATTTTACAAGTGGTATTGAATGGGTGTTTTGGGATGATGTCGTTTTTTCCACAAATGAAGGGAATTGGACATATCACATCGGGTCTTTTGCCGGACAGTCCGGAAATGGGAAACGCACTCAAATAGTTATGGGCGGTAAGTATGAATTTTTAAATGTCTCTATTGATAAAATTGCTCCAGGCTTGGAAAAATTGATAAAAGGAACTAACCCCATTATTCGTTTAAGAGGCAAGGAATTCGTCTATGACATTAAACTCACGGATAATGATATGAATATAATAAACACTGCCATGTATACATATGAACAATTAAAAATTACAGGAAACAAGATTTCTTTTGATAACACTGAAAAGAATTAAATTGATAATAAGATCTATGCATTCACGGATGTATACCATGGACTTTAAAGACCCCAAAATAAAATTATTACAAAAAGCCATTTCATCTCTTTTGCAAATATATACGTTATAATGGGGTGATTTCATGAAACAATATAAAAGAGGTTCTTTGGTCTACGATAAACTCCATGACAGTTATCGTGCTTTTGTTATGATCAACGGAAAAAGATATTCCAAGCGTTTTAAGTATAAAGACGATGCCATGGACTGGATGTCACGGCAGAAAATAGCAGAGCGTGACGGTAATTTTGTTGAGCCATCAGATATGCTTGTCGGTCAGTGGCTTTTGTATTTCCTCTCTACTTATAAAAAAGATACTGTCAGAGCCAGTACATATGAAAGATATCTCTATCTTGCCGCAAAGATTGAGCCTATTTCAAAAATCCCTCTCCAGTCCTGTACTGTATCTCATGTACAAGAATTGTTAAATAGTTTAACTCCGGACTGTTCCCGCAAAGTTCATGTTCTTTTATATGCTGCATTTCAGCAGGCTGTTGATCTAAGTATCATTCAGAAGAATATCGTCCGTCTTGCAAAAGCAAAAAAGATTCTCCGGGATGAACCCGGCATATTTAATAAAGATGAAATTAACAAAATACTTTCTTACACAAAAGATAAAATCCCCGTTTTCTATCCCATTTTTCTTTTGGCGGCTCATACCGGCATGCGGAGAGGTGAAGTGCTTGGTTTGCGTTGGAAAGATGTAAATTTGAAGAATGGCACCGTTACCATCCGCCAACAACTGCAGCGTGTCGGTAGTGAAATTACATTTCAGCCTCCGAAAACAAAATCAGGAAAAAGAAAAATCTCAATCCCCGCTACGGTCACCGCCGCACTGCAGGAATTGAGAAATAACGAAAAGACAATAGATATCAAGCAAGAGACGCTTGTTTTCAGAAACACAAATAATAATCCTGTCCGCCCTGAGGCTTTAGAACGTGCCTGGAAAAAAGTAATTACACAATGCGAACTGCCTCATAGAAATTTCCATTGCTTGCGGCATACCCACGCCACCCTATTATTAGCCGCCGGTATTCCGATTATAGAAGTGTCCCGCCGGTTAGGTCATGCAAGAGTAAGCCATACTTTAGATTTATATGGCCATGCTATCCCAAGTTATGATGAACGGATTATAGAAAAAATTAATCAGATTTATTGTTAAAAAGTGGAGCAGTTTGTGGAGCAATCTCACCCATATTTTGCTCCACTTTGCCATTTTTAGCCCCTTTTAGCCTCGCAAATAAATCCGCCAGACATATTGATTTTATCGATTAAATCACGCTTTTTAAAAATAATTCTTCCCATATAAAACAGAACTCCGGAACCAGGTGCGAGGGTTCGAATCCCTCTAGGCGCTCCATTTATTTTAAA